GAACGCGATACCCTGCGCGCAGGCGGATCCCATAGAATTAGTGGTCACATGCAATGCCATCGATTTGTTGTGGTTAAACGCTCCATCGTTTGCGGTTGTCCCCGCTACTTGCTGGTGACAGGAAAACTCTCCTCCAATGGCAAGCCCCGTCTGATTGCTAAACTGCCAGCAAGCTCCTCCTGCTCCTGCACAGTCTCCAATTCCGCCGGGTGCTTCCACGTCTGCTGGGTCGGCTGGATCAATGTTTCTTTTGTAGGAATATCCGACAACACCCGTACTGTCATTATCCCCTCCAGCCCCATTGACGGAAACCCCCATAATTGCTTTCGGTGCCTGTCTGGTATTGGTTCCGTTTTGTTCGACATAAGAATAAATCCCCGCCGCGCAAGTCGTTAAGCTATCCCCGCCGCTGTTATCGGTAATCAGTGTAGAGACCGCAATTTGTGGCGAGACCTTACTGCCGTTGTAAGTAAGATGGTTCGCAATCATTCCCTTTTGAGACAGATTCAGAATATTGTTCGGGTAAGTCCCTACCGTTCCGGCATTGTACACTTGCGCATTCCCGATTCGCGCCTGAGCATTTAACAGACTGTCGTCTCCCGAATTGGTGTAAGTACCAGCCGGAAGATAGGGAATCCCGTTTTCCGCTCTCCATGCGGCAAGATCTGCGCTTGTAACATCCGTTGCCGTGACGTCCGCCGGATTTTCTCCCCTGCCGATGGGCTGAAAGAAGACCGAATTGAGGGTATGCTGCAAATACACACGGTCGTTGAGCATATCAATATTGATGTAATCCTGAAGCGTGCCATCCTCAATTAACTGGTTGATGTAGTCTTGTACGTCTCCTGTAATGTCCAACCCATCCAGATAATGGGTGACATATTCCTGTAAATCCTTTCCGGCTGCAATCGCATCCGTTACCCCACGCCATACCGCATAGAGTAATTGCTGATAGGATAACTCTGATGTGTAGACCGCCGGAAGATCCCACCCATAGGGAAAGGGCGGGAAGTGAATATCATCAAAATAAGCCATATTATTACCTCCTTACCATAAATCCCAGCTCATCAAAAACAACCGTTTGCGGCAATCCGAAAAGAACAGCTCCATCGGGCTTTTCATGAGTCGGTAGAAGCGATCATAATCTACGGACAGGGGGTTGACGCCCATATTACCCCTTACGGTTTCCGTGTGCTGATCCTCCCCCGTCGTTGTCCCGTTTTCCCCTTCGGTTCGCACCCGATTGTCTTTATTTGTGGTGTCGATCCCTTCCGTTTCCGTGCCGTTATCCGTCCGCCCGTAGGTGGTTGTGTTTGTTCCTTCGTCTTCGGTCAGGCGATAATCTGAGAGATAAGTTAGAGTTTCGACATTGCTAAGCGTACCTTCCGGGGTATCGGAATAGGCGTTGCGGTTTGCGTTATTGATCGAAATAGAATCTTGACCGCCTGCCTTCATGGTATTGGACTGCGTGCGGTTTACGTTGCCGTTAAAGGTGGCGTCTTCGTTTTCGGTTAGATTCCGATTATGCTGCCCCTTTGTTGTACCTTGATAGGTTCTTGTGTAGTTTACGGACTCGTCAATTTCAAAATCCTCTGCATACAAAGAAAACATCTTATTGTATTGCGGCATTAAGGTTAAAAACGTGTCCTTGACTTCCAGCTTAAACCTTGCCACCGTCTCGAATGCAATTTCGCTCATGAAAAAATGTAGGATCCAGTGCTTGCAAAAGGCATCTTTTAAAGTTTCGTCATAGAACGGAAAATCAAAATCAAAGAGCCAATTTTGTATCGTGTCAATCATGTAATCGATCCCGTTGTAATTGACCGGGACTTGATTGCCGCCAAGCATGCCTCCAATCATTTGTAGCGTGTTAGTCGTCATTTGGTATCACACCTCCCCCACCTTCCGACCTTGGCGTTAAAAACAGGTTGTCAAAACCGCTGTCCTCTAAAATCGTGTCGTTATATTTGACCGTCAGATTTGTCCCAAAGAGCCTGTTTGCCCGGTCAAACCCCTCTTTTAAGACCAGATAAGAGGTGTAGGCACTAAATACATGCTCGCCGATGTTTTGCACTAACTCTCCCGTGATGCTTCGCTCCTTCTTTCCTTCCGTGGAGGGAATGCCAAGCGCGGAAAGGGCTTCTTTCCAGATCCGCAGCTTAATGTCATAGAGCTTATCAGAGAGGAACGGCGCATTGACGGGAAGCACCTGCATATTGTTACCCGTAAAATCACTGGTTGCCGCAATGGCGGGTTCAAAATCCGAAATCTCTTTAAACATTTTTTTCACTGCCAGCTTTTGCGCATCGTTTTCCGCGACAATGAGAACCGGCGTTTTCTGATTGTAGAGATTCACGGAAATGGTACGGTCAATAATATAGAGACTCGTTGCAAAATACTCCACAATCGAGGCGGTAGCGTAAGAACTAATATTATCCCGTATCAGTGCAATCTCCTCATAATCTCTTTCTATGTGAAAGGTAGTGTACGGTGAATAAATCCGCACATGAGAGGGGTACCCGTAAATCGTTTTGATATCTGTTAAGGTGTACGGCAAAATGACCAGATCGCCGCTGTCCGCCCTTGCAATCGCAAGTTCCTTATAATTGTAGAGCATGAGATTGAGTCTGGAAGATTCCAGAAGCGGAACCGAGTCGCCAAAATCATACACATATCTCACAAGAGCCAAATCTCTTAAGCGATTGCGGTAATAAGACAGGGCATTCCCGTTTTGATAAATCGCATGGGCATCCGATTGTTTTTGATACTGCATTTGAAAGACACCCGGAACCTCGCTTTTTGCAAGGCGTGGGGTTACTTTTTTTGGCATCTTATCACCTCCTTATCCAAGTGGCGTATTGTTTGTGTAGTCAAAAAAGTTTGCAAAACTGCTCCAATACGTAATTCCCCGGTCATGAATCTGTTTGATTTCTTCGATTGCATCCGCTGGAGCGGATCCGGAAACGTTGCACCCTACTGTTTTTACATAGGTGCATTTTGCGCGGTTGTGCCTTGGAGGAGTGGCGACTCTATTTTGCTGGTATCCGTACATGGTAAAATAATGATCCTTAATTCGGAGCATTTCACTCCTCCAGCACATCTCCCGAAAATAAAATTCTTTTTGTCCCGTGGCATACTCCAGATCACTTGTTGCTGCCCCTTTTACGGTATTCGAGAGATATTTTTCTTTGTCCGAAAAGGAAACATTTTGCGCAAGGAGAGAAGCAGCAAATTGCCCGGCACTTGCAACAGCCGGAATCACATTACCAGTTACCGCACTTGCGGCAATCCCCACAAGACCCGATAAGTTTTGCCCAAGATAGGCATTTTTGTTCATCGCGTACCAGGCACGATAGGAGTCTACCACGAAAGAGCAAACCGGAAAAGACTCCATCATCAGACTGTTTGCCGTGGCAAATCGGTTTGACTCCCCATAGCCTGCGGCATTGCACCCGATGACAGGCGTAGGCGTAACGCACGCCTGCAAAGTAAAGGCGATCTGAGACGGATTGTCAAACAACTCATAGTGAAATTTCAGGCTTGCATTTTCGGAGTTATCAACCTCTAAATACCGATAGGGATAGGTATACAACTTTTTGTTGAGCGGCGTATAGCCATCCAGTGCATGCGTTGTATTGTTTGGCACCTGCACGGATCCCAAAAGCGGCAGATCAGAATTGACTGCCGGATAATACTTGACAGGGAACATAAAGATGGAAAGAATACTCTCTAACTGGTTATCGTCCGCCGCATGGGTCAGATCCTCATTAAGCGTTGTGTAGTCGCTCGTTGCGTATTTATAGAGATTTGCCCCTTGATAGATGCCATTGATCATCTCGCCCCACGTGTCCGCATGATACTCATTGAGATCATAGGCAGCGGATACCACAATATAACTTCCGTTTTCGTATAGATCGGAAGCCGTAACCGAATTACAGAGCGTTTCGGCAGTTACATCATCTTCGGGAACCGTATTGTCCCCTACATTATCCGTAGAGGAGTGGCAGCGTTCCACATAGCTGCTACCAAGCGTCACATAACCCTGATTTAAGTACGTCCCGATTACGTCAATCGTGTAAGTGACCTGCGTATTTGCAGGAGAAATATAACTCACATCCGTAATAAATCCGTAATAGATCCGCTCTCCCGGATTTTGAATTGCCACATAATTACAGCTGGATAGCGCCGCAAACGACAGATTGACTTCCATCGGGGATCCAATCCGGTGATAGGATTGTTTCGATGCTGTTTGGGTTAAGTAGGAACTTAACGCCCCCGAATATCCGCCAGGGCTTGTGGCATAGACATGATTCTGATAGCCCATATCTAACGGCACGCCCGAATAAAAGCGAAAGACAGTAGATGGCATTTATTCACCCTCTTCCGATTGACTGCTTTGAATGACTCCCTTAATGGCGGTTGCATAGGGGCTGATCCCGTAGATCTGACGGATGTTGCGCGTAAAGTTGTATTTGAGTGTCTGCGGGTTGTCAAACACCTTTGTCGTGTCTAACGTGTCGTAGTAATTAAATGTATTAACATCACATAGTAATGCTATCTGATCAATTAAAATTGATGCATTAAAGTTTTCTATAATATTTGTATTAATAGTATTAGCAAAATTATTTCTTTGTAACAAAATGAAATCTAACGGAAATCCTAGTAAATCTCGTAAATTTGTAATATGAAAATTTAATAGATTCAGCGTGTAATAATAAGAGGGGTTGAATATAAAAATAGGATGAGCAACGGTAGCGTCATATAGGCTATTACGGTAAAATGTATAATATCTATTTAGAAAACCATTAAAAATATTAATCTGATTAGCTTCATAATAACTAATATTACTAAGGCTATTCAACCAAAAAGCCATATACTGACACAATTCCCACGTATACACGGTCTTCTGATACTCGCTCTTTCGTCTGAGATTCTCCAAAAAGTTGTTCATCATCGCCGGATTTTTAAACGCCATCTTGAGTTCATCATAGCTAATCGACCAGTTCTGCTGATATTTGACTCGCTGATACCAGTACGCGGTTTTGACTTTTGGATCATAATTTTGCGTAAAAGATTCGCTGTCCGCAATATCATACGGCACGGTATCCGGACCCTGCACAAAGATATGCTGAATCACGTCCGCTTCTTCCGCCCATCCGCGATAGTAAAACTTTTCAAATGGATTGACGAAATCGTATTGAAAATAGGAATCGTCCTTAATAACGTTTGGTAGCACGCTTAAAAATTCGTTCCGGATATCCACGTGGTCTAAGATCACATTGCCGACCGTAAACACATCGCCCGTTCCGGGCTGTACAATCGGCACATAGTCCTTATAATGATCGGATGCCTGATTGCGGATGGCGTTAAGCACATCCGCACTAATTCCGCTTTTCCCCCAATTTTCGCTTGGCATATACGACACCTCCTTATGCTGACGCTTTTCCGACCGTAGCCGTAGCCGTTTTGCTCGGATCCTGAACGGACGTTACTTTGACTCCGATGCCGCTTGCTGAATAGTCTGTGGTTGTAGATAAGAACCCATTTGGTGTAATCGTGGCATTTGGCACAGAGGAAGGAGAAGAGAGTTCCCAAGTAACTTCCTGCGAGTATGCGCCTGTTCCGGTTACGGTTGCGTACAGCTGTACGCCCGTGTTTGCGGTTGCCGTGTAGCCGGTTGTAGATGCGGTATTTAAGGCAACGTTTGTAATCGTAGAGGTATTGTTTGCCTGCGCAATCATCACCGCACGGCACGCATAGGGAGACACCGCATAGAGTTTCCAGTCATGCAGCCAATAATTGCGGTAGAGTGTCTGTCCGTTTTCCCAGGTAGCAGAACGCTTTAATCCCGGATAATTCTGGATATAATCAATATCCATCAGCACGGCTTTGACGTTTCCAAGTAATGCCAGTTCAGAAGCGTTAAACTCTCTGTAATCCGGATCATCCGTAATGATTTGTGCAAGGCGGTCATAGTCAAACGTTGTCCAGTCGTCCACCAGCGTTTTACGGGCGTATGTGTCCGCCTCCTCAATGTGGTAGACTTCCGCATAGGTTTTTACATTGACCGTCTCATCCGACCATACATCCACCCACATTCTTTGCTTTTCCAGCGGGCAAAGTCCAAGTACCCCTGCCGTGTTGTATTCGGAACGGCGGAAGGTAAATAGTTTCGCCAGTGCACGAAACGCAACGTTTAAATCGGAATAGGTATCCGCGGTGTTTGCAGTTCCAATATAGACCGGGGTAATTCGTCCTCTTACGATTTCACGGGCTACCATGTATTTGGTGATCTGGTAATCGTCATACTCGTCCGACTCATTCATCTGTGACAAAACCATATTAAAGAAAGAAACAAATTCCGCATTTCCGGTAAAGGCTTCCCTTAAGTTTTCATCGGAAATGGAAACTTTGTAATAGCGTTTGGTATTGAGATAATGAAAGGCAACCCTTACATCCGGCTTTTCGATTCCCGCAAATTCTACGCCGTCTTCGGTAATGTCATAGGCATGCGGTTTCATTAACCCTGGGAAAATCTCGTTGACTACATATCCATAATCAATCTCACGCTTGTTGTACTGTGCAAGCGGATTCTTCCAAGACTCGACTTTATAGACATCAAACGCAACGCGATTGACTAGGGTGTCACAAAACGCGTTGCGAAGATCGACATGATCCATAATAATGGCACCGATGGCGGCAAGGTTTTCCGCGCCCGGTGTGGCAATCGGTACATAGTTTCTGTAGTTCGTTCCAGCCTGATTGCGCACCGCATTCAGGACATCCGAACTGGAACCAGTGTAAAATAACATAATTTATACTCCCCTTCCTTACTAATTAATGAATGTTACGAACGCCCGCTAATACTTTTTTCATTGGATCTTCCTCTTCCGTTTCGGGCTCCCCTCCCTCCTCGGCTTTCGGCTTGGATAGAAATGCTTTTTTGTATTTCTCTTTCCATTCCTTATCCAGATCCTCTTTTTCTTGTCTTGCGGTGACAAGCTTTTCCTCTAAGTCGGCAATCCGCTCGGATCCCGATCCTGTTTCTTCGTTATGGGCGGCAGTGATTGCTTCCATAAAATCCAGGTCTGTCTGCTCGTTTTTATCTTTTAGATACTCTGCTAAAATTTCGGTAAAGGACACATTCTCACCTCCTTTATTGTACAACTTCCCATTCTTCGGAAAACAATTCAATCATTGTTTCTTTCCAAGGTACTCTTCCGAATCGACTTTCTACATATAGATATGGTGCTGTCATTTTGCTGTTCTCATCCGGAAATTGAGCACGAATGACCACATCCTCTTTCCAGTGTGGTAATCGCATTCCTTTTCCGCGTTTTACCATTTCCAGTGCATCGCCAAAACTCATTTTTTGTCCCCCCTTTCCTATTACACTAAAATTTTCTCATTCTCCAAAATGGTTTTAGAAAAAACAACAAGTTATGTTTTCCCTCTTCTCCCGGTTGCGGCGGCGTAACCGTACCGCACGCATGAGGGTTGATGATGTAACCTTGCAAACGAAAATGTCCCCAAAGGATGGTTTCCCCGGGCGGAAGATAACCTAGCAAAAAGTAATCCCCGCCGTAGGCACTATTGGAGAGGGTAACGGTTCCGTCTACATCAATTTGCTCCACGACTGCCACATGCCCGGCACCCCCGTCTAAATCTTCAAAGCAGGCTACCGCGCCAAGCGATGGGTCGGGTCCCCAGGCATAGGTTCCGGATGATAGGTTATCCGCCCACCACTGTCCGCCGTCTGAGGTAGGCAGCTCGGGAACAGATGCCGTGTATCCGCTTGTTTCCCAGATTTCCCACCACCTGCCCCAAGCATAGCAAGTACAGTTTGGCAATCCAAATTCCGGGTAAAAAGGATTCGCCTCGGTATACCAGTATTTTGCGCCCTGCATCCCAGCATCGGAAAGTCTTGGATTGTAGATGCATCCACCGCCTGCGCAGGAGGGCAAACCGGAAGGCGGCTGCTCGGTGGTAATCTTTGTATACCATTCCTGCGCCGATGCAATACGCTCGGCGATATGATTAATAGCAGGATCCTCATTTGGTTTTTCGTAGTACGAGCACCATGCTCTTGCTGCAATTTCCGGGCTGTAATCACTGCGATATGCATAATCCTCCCAGGTAGGAAATAGATCGGATCCCAGTCCGTAATGGTCATACAAAAACCAGTATTCCGACAAAGTGTCGATTAAAAACTGCATTTGTGCACATCCGTCATACTCTTCCATTCCGTGAGCCGCGGCATAATCTCCCCATTTGGTCCAAGGCGTCCACGCAAACAAATAGGCACCCGGAATATAACCACAGCTCCCAGGATAGTTTTGATGCTCTACATCCGCGCAATATTCCCAACAAGCCGGATTGGCAAACGATTCATGAATCACGTTTGCGACAACACCGGGTGCTGCCACATCGGACCAGCCCCAACTTTTTAGCGTGTAGGCGATTGCCCAGCGGTTAAAATCCGAATGCTCGGTGGAGTCTAGAATACGGTTCGGGAAGCGGTTGATCCACCACCCCCGAAATAATTCATCTGCCATAATTAGTATTCCTCATAGTCGCCAAGGGTATTCATCTCCCGAAAGGTTCCATCCCCTGAGAAGACAAATTGATAGAGCATATCCGGCTTAGAGGGATGAGCGTAATACAAGATACGGGATTCTAATACCCCGATACATCGCCACCCGGTTTCTTTGATGCAAAGTAACAAGGCTTCGCACGCTCGTTTCCTGTTTTCCACCTCGATATCAATTTTTTCCTCGTCTAAAATCTTGCCCCATGGAACCATCCGGTAGATTTCGGGCGTTCCGGCAATCTCTTCGCTGACGGCATAAAAGATATAAAGCCAGTTTTCCTCCTCTTGCTCCCGAAGGATTTCCACATAGCACTTTGTGACTAAGGGTTCTTCGATTTTTGCTAAAATCCGGTAATCCTTTATATGGTGATCTTCCATATACGTTTCAATACACTTCATTTCTTTCACTCCTTAACCTATCATTATGGTAGTCGATATTGGATGGCACGATAGCGCACGACTTCCATATTTTCTATTTTCAAAATATAGATATAAGAATTTCTTTCTACCAGAACATCACAAAACACATAACCGCAATCACGTGCCAGATCCGTATGAATTCTCTTATAAGCGCGAACTGGAAGTTCGTCTTTCCTCTCCCTGAAAAATTGCCTGATCGCTAGATCAAGTGCTTCCATATATTCCATTTCCATATCACTTCACCGTCACAAACGCTTCATAGCCTTTTTTCTTTAATTCCTCCCGTAGGGTCTCCGCATTTGCCTTATTTGCAAATGCCCCAACCTGCACTTTATAGAGCGTGCCGCCTTCTGTTTCGGCGGAGGAAAGACCGAAACCGGAAATGATCCCGGTTAAGACGGCACGGGCTACGGCTTTGTTTTGGGATAAATATAAGTTTATATCATCGGAATTGCTGATAAAACATGTTTCCAAAAGCGCATAAGATACGCCCCTACCCCTGCAATTGTTCATATTTAAAAGATCCGTTCTTTCTTTCACACCCCGGTTGTAAAATCCAATCGCTTCCAGATTTTTTAAGATTGCATCTTCGACCGTATGACCTGTTTCGGATGGATGAATCAAAATTTCGGATCCGTAGGCGGACGCAGAAGAAAAGGAATTAAAATGTACCTCTAAGACATAATCATAAGCAGCATAGTTTGGTACTCTTCCGGATTTGGATTCCTGATAGCAATCTTTTGTAGTCGGATACAGTTCAATTTCCAGATCGGCATCTAAGTAGTCGTTTTCCGTCATCATAAGCGTACACAAATTTCTGGTTAGATTGCACTCGCTTTTTCCGTTTCCGACCGCTCCCGGATCACCTGCACCATGCCCCGCAATTAAGAGCATTTTCATTTCTCTTCTCCTCCTTCCTTTTTTTGTAAAATGAGATTACGCATCAGCGCAAACATCAAGTTTAAGGCAGTCTGATTGCAAAAAGAGGAAAAGGACGCTTCGCTTTCTAAGGCAGCTTCTAGTTCCTTTTCCTCCACGTTTACATTGACAGAGATCATACTTCTTCACTCCTTTTTTCCATTGACTGAATAAAACCTAAGATTTGATCCAGCATCTCGGTGTTATTGTCGATACTTTTCTTTAATTCACTGATTTCTTCTTTGTGGTTCTTTTGCTGCAAATAGATGTAGTATCCCATGGCAACGCACGCAAAAATCGGAAACCCAAGAGAAGAAATTACTTGGGTAATGACACTTACGTCCACAACTCTCACTCCTTTCTTGAGATAGATATGAAAATAAATTCGAATACTTCGATTAAGGGAGAAAGTTACAAATGGCAGAAGGGCAAGTCTGCCGGAGTGAGAGCAGTCATATAGTCCCACCGTTTTTAGGCGGTACTCTTCGGGACGTTTATACATGCCCTTCCAATCTCATAATATCATATTTATAAGTGTTTGTCAACTCATCGCCTTTATAAAGTCCAAAATGGGGAGAAATAAAGACGCTGTTTTTCGGTTGACAAAGTATACTCTCCCAACTCCAAAAAGGTTACGAAAGAGATTCATGATCGGATTTTTGCGCCCGAAATACAAAGCGTTTTCAGACACGTTTTGCGTGTCAAAGGTGTAATGATGCCCTTCCATACGGCTACCAAGCTGGACATAGATCTTTTGTCCCTCATCGGTGGCGGAAATTAAAAAGGTATCGTTGTAATAGCGGATGCTACAAATATCTCTGGTTCTTCTGGGACGCGGCTCAATGTTTGCCCAGTTTTCCTCTTCCCAGTCAACCGACCCCGCCCAAGCATCATAAGAAGTCCCTTTAAACAACTTTCCGACCGGACTTTCGTTTCGCAGTCTTGCATATTCTTTTCCGTAGATATGCAGATGTACCCCGTTTTCCGGAAGGGTGTATTTATATTGTCCTTCGACCAGGTTAATATTGTAGTTGATCGTATAGGGGTTGTAAAAACGCCCTGCATTTCCACACAGCAAAATTCGAACATCCGTTTTGACGCGGACTAATGTTTCGATGGCTCCCGCGTAGGTGATAAACTCTCCCGGCAGATAGGTTTCCCCCGGCTTTGCCGTAAACTCGTCAAAAAAGATCAGTTTTAAATGAGGTACTTGAATGCCACGACTCTTTAGGGTAGACAGGGGCGCGCATTGCCCGCAAGGGTAGGACTTTCCATTGTACACGTAATAATATTCTTTCCCTTTGCAGTAAAAATGCAGATCGTCATGATCCGCAAAGAGAGAGTCTTTGGCATACTTTAGTTCATTGTCCCATCGCCTGCGTAGGTAGAGAAACCGGAAGCGGCAGCCATGCAATGGGTCAAATCCACTGCGCACCATGTCCTGAATTGCTTCCACGGCGCTGTACGTTTTTCCGGAATTTCGAACGGCGATAACCATCGTCATAAAATAACCTTTCGCCAGATCGTTTTTGATATTGATAAGCGGCGCGCCGTTTATCTTTACTTCCTCTTCTTCCTTCCAGATCGGACTCGGTAATAAAATCTTATTTTTTTGTTCTGCGATAACCCTCACCTCTTTCTCTTTTTGCCTTTGCTCTCAGATAGGCGGCTTCCGCGCTTGATTTATGGGCGGAAGTAAATTTCTCAAAGGCTTTTAAAACCTCTTCAAACGACTTTGAATTGTCGTAAAACTCTTCGAAAAAGGTTTCTATGATTTCTTCGGAATTGGCGTAACGCCGATATCCTTTGTATGCGTCCGACTGGAAAAAAGCGACTAGTATTTCATCGGATACTCTTCTTTTCTTTCCATTGTCGTTGTAGGTCAGCGGTTTTCCTGTCCTTTCTTCGATGGTTTGCCTTGCTTTCGCCAGGTTGTTTTTGTACTTACTTGCCCCCGCTTTTAGGCTCGTGCCGGAAGATAAAAAGTTGTATACATAACGGATTTCTTTTGCAAGTTCTTTTAAGGTTAGACGCTTGTAGGACTCCCGAAACATGTTCCGCTGCTGTAACTCTCTGTATTCCTGATATTTTTCCGCGTAGTCTAATAGACCCGCCCTTCGAAGTCTTCGGATTCTGGAGTTTGCCGTTTTGGCAAGACTCTTTAAGTTTCGCTCCATTTCCGCACGAGGTAGATCAAAAATTCCATTGTAAGATTCATAGGCGCCGGTTCCCGCTTTTCTTCTTTTTGCCATTTCTTTTCCTCCCTTAATCATAAATCTCTATGCCGCAATCGGATAGGATTGCTTCGTAATCGCCTTTAATTCCTAGCTGATAGGTCGTCTCTACCATGCCAATGTTACTTGGGGCAAATAGTTTTCCTCTATGATGAAAATAGTCGGATACTTCAATCTCTCCAATTGCGCTGTTGCGATAAGCGACTGTCCTGCCAGACTGCTCTTCCGAAAAAATTCTGCCTTTGCAAAATGCCTGGTCTAGTCTGCTTGCCTGGCTTTTGGTAATCCGCATCACTTTCTTTCCGTTTTCTTTCACCCATTTTCCGCCAAGTAATGTCATGATTGTTTCGCTTCCCTTTTCCTTGTTGCAGCCGGCGACCGTAATATCCACGCTGTATCCAACCTCTTCTTTGTGGACGGAAGCATACTTTTTTGCTCCCCAGGTGACAAAATACGTGCAAGTTTCCTCGATGTCAAACGTACCCATATAAGACGCATTTCCGTTTCGGTCATAGGCAATTGGCTTCAAATCTAACTTCTCATATCCTTTTTTTACCCGATCGTTGTAATCATAGATCTTTTGCAGATGTTTTTCGCCATTTAAAAATTTTACACTGTCCGTATCGCAGTACGCCACATCCATGCCGATCAGATCAATCATGGTTTGGAGGTCGAATCTCGCGTGGCTCGTGACGTATAACGACCACTCATAAGCAACGAACCCCTTGTGATAGACTTTATGAATGGCTTTTTTCTTTTCTTCTGGGGTCATCTCATGTTTTTTATAATCCCCGTTTGGTAAGATCGCCCATCCGTCTTTACAAGTATTCGTGCAAAGCATTCCGTAATTGGAATTTAACAGATTCTTCGTTTTCCCGTATTCGTATTTCTTTTCTTTGATGCCTTTTAATTTTGTCTTTTCCCCAAATAGATCCATGATCGCGCGCCGGATTCCGATCGGAAGTTTTCCCCTCTCGGCGGTATACATCGCTTTGATATAACAATTTCCATACTTATATTGACGCAAAATAATGTCAAAATCCAGTTCGGTGCAAACGGTGGAAACGTGACCGGCACACAAAATTCTACCGTTGTCGTAAACGGTGCGCTCATATTTTTTGCTTGCCCAGATTTCCCCGCATTTTGCAGTGGCAAGATAAGGAATCGGGGTAAAGTCTTTCACGGCAATGTCCCAAAACTCCACTTCTAAGATACAGCAATAATGATCCAGGCAAAAGTCTACAAATTCGGAATCGTTTAGCATCGCATCCGAGACTTTCGCAAACTTGGTTACAGGATAATATTTTGCCATCATCTGATAAGGGTAATCACTCGTTAAATCCGCGCTTGCTACGTTTTCTAGGCACTTTCCGGCATAGTATCTGTTTGCATGGGTGTTTCCTCCTCTTATGGCTTTGACCAGCAAATCATAAAATTCTACACTTGGCTCCATGCCCTGCACCATACGCCTTTGATCCAGATCTTCTTTGCAATAGTCTTTGACCAGCCGTCTGACATATCCCGTAGAGGTGAGCGGAAGGGAATAAAATCCGTTCTTTTCTTCCCGTAATTTTTCTTTGCAGACTTCATAGAGTCCTTGTGTGTCGTTAAAACAATATTCCTTTTCCGTCAACGTTAATGGCGTCCAAGGAAGTCTGCGAATCGAATAATCCAGATCCCCATCTTTTTTCCCGTGGATTACGTTTTTTGTATTTTCACACGCTTTTTTGAGACTCATATTCGTTAGGATATACGAACAGCGAAACTCAATGCCGCCTTTGCAGCGGATTTTGACAGGTTTGTTCTTGTCATTGTTCCAGCACTCGCCGGGAATTGCCTCAAAAAATTCCTTGATGAACTGCCATTCATACGATAAGTTATGCACAAAAATGACGAAAATGTTCTTTTCGTTCAGATGATAAAAAGATCGGATCTGGTCAATTAAGGATAAAAACTCATCCCAGTACCTTCCATAAAAGTTTTTCCCGCAAACACACATTTGCCAGTGATACATAATGCCATAGGGACAAAACCAATTGGAGTCAAAAAAAGAAGTTGCTTCAATATCAAAGGTCGCAAAGTCTTGAAGATAGCGTTCTTTGTAATTTTTCACCCATTTACCTCTCGGAAAATAATAGGTGTCGTTTTCAGGAAACGACACCTTTTCTTTTACCGGATAAAAAGTATCCGCGTGATTTAATTTGATTATGGGGCGATGCCCCTTTTCACAGTACGCCAGCATTAGCCCCACTCCTTAACTGTTTGAAGAGATAATTTTGGAAATAACAAATTACATAAATTTTCAGTTTCTAAGTTTCTATTGTGTTATCATAATATTTTTTGCTTCGTTTACGAGTTACTTTTGTTTGTTGGGGCAAATCCCATGCCGGATACAAAACAAGTCCAGTAGCGTTTGCCTTCGTAGTCACGACTTACAAGTTCGCCGTTTACCACAACCGCACTGCCTTTTTTCACGTAGTCGGACGCAAATTTTACAATCCGTTCATCCGACACATAGCAGTCCATGTAGTCTACCGCGTCACCGTGATCAGATGCCACCGAAAAGCGAATGTATTTTGTGCCTGTTTTCGATGCTTTTACTTCCATGTCATTCACTGTTCTTCCCACGATAGTAATTGAAATCATAGCTTTTCACTCCTTTCTTTCGATATTGGTTTGACGCTTCGTCAAAATATATACCAAGCTCATGTAGAGCATTGATAACAAATTTACGGATGTCTTCCGTGTCATACTCACGACAGAGAATTTTCCCTTCTCCCAGAGGGTGATCCATCAGAATCATGCTATCAGGCAATCCGTATAAGTATAATTCCGCCCGTTTGCATAGGTAAATCAAGGATTTATCCAGATATCCAAATATGGTAAATTGGGATTCACTTTTAAAATCAAATGGGCAAATCAGACTATAGAGAAAATCTTTTAGCTTATGAGGATAGACCATCATTTCTCCACTACCCACCCGAACCACTACACCGAACGGGGTATCCTCAATTTCGCATCTTAGAATCTTTTGCAGCTCTTCAATGCAAAGAGTTTTTTTGTTTGCCATTTACTTCCCTCCATTTATTATATTGTGCGCTTGCCCAGCTTTCAAGAGACGCTGCGTCTTCCGTATAAAATAATAATTTTCCATCCTTTGTAATCGGCGCGTCAAATACATAGAGACCTAATCGCGTGCGGTAAATCTTGTATTTCATGCGGTCAAAATAATAAAATACTGTATTTGTGATCGTTCCATATTCGGTTTCTTTGCTCCCGTAACCGCTGTAATACCGGTCACAAAGAGCAAGTAAAATCGTTTCACAACGCTGTTCGCTTGCGTACGAAATCAGCTTTGTCTCATCGAGATACACAGACCAGAAGCAATCTTCCGGCGTTTTATTCGGTTTTATTCTCGCTCCTGTCATAAAACATAATAGATCAATCATCTTTCTCACTCCTTATTTATATAGGTTGTTCTTTGTTACAAGTACATAATAGCACGATCATTATTATTTGTCAACCCAAAACATTTGTATGTTATTTTTTTCACAGACAGTTTCACGTGAAACATGGTGTAGCCGTAAACGGATGCGAA